GACCTGCTTTCAATGTACGCATCCAGAGATCTTCCGGATCTGCATCTGCTTCTTCCAGTAAGGAAGTGCGAAGTGATTCCAGGTAGGAATTCATGCTCTGTATAGCTGACTCAGCATTTCGGTCCACATAGATTTCCGCGTCGATCATGAAACGCCGGAAAGAGGGGTGGGAGATGATCTTTGAGAGCAGAAATGTATTAATCTTTCCACTTTTAAGGAAATGGATTGCTTCGTCGGACAGATGAAGAGTTTCTATAGGTGTCAGGATTTCTTCCTCGTTATCACTGAGTCCAATCAGATAGTCGGCAGATACGTTGTAATATTTTGCAAGTGCCCGCAGGGCAAAAAGACTGATGTCCTTGTTTTCGTCATTCTCATAGGCACTGAGCGAAGACGGCGCTATGCCCACGGCTTCTGCAACTTCTGTAAGTTTCAGATTTCGACGCTCGCGGAGTTTATGCAGGCGCGTCTCACGAGGCAGGCTGTTGTCCATAAATGATGTTCTCCTTTTACTGACACGGGTCATATATATTCGTTTCTGGTGCTTCAAAGCTTTAAAAAGCGGCTTCGAAAGCGCGAAAACTCGTCTGTATTATATCATTTTTCAACCTTTCGCATATTCCTGAAATGCCTGTTTTATTTTGCTATTCTTGGCTTCCCGGAGAAGTTAACTGAATGACCGTCCTGCACGGATATCATTTTGGGAGCTGAGCGATGAGGCAGTATAAGCGGTACAGGTGTAGCCGGAAACAGATATTACTGAAGAGCCGCCGAAGAATGAGAAACAACGACACAGCGCCGAACAGGGGACATGCCTGTCAGGAACCGTAAAGGAAAGAGCGGCAACTAATAAAAGAGCATACTACCAAAAAGAACGCTATAGAACACAACAATATGGAGGAAGAGGAATGAGCAGAAAAAGCAGCAATACAGCTCTGAACAGTGGACAGGACTGGATTGTCGATGCAGGAGGTATTCAGATCCTGATAGAAAAGATCGGAAGGATTGTTAAAAATCACATCGCGGACAGGCTTCAGATGTTCAGCAATGAGCTGGAAGACCTGGCGCATCATCCACCGGATGAGCAGGGATACCGACTCATAAATGGTTACAGAGTAAGGGAGATCTTTGCAGGGGAAGAGAGTCTGACAAACCTTCTGACCCAGTATATGGAGCGTACGATTGCCCTGCATTATTAAGTTTCTGTATGGAGTAGAAAGATAGTAAAGACTCAGCCCGTATCAGTTTTGATACAGGTATAGGTGATCACGTCGTAAGTGATAAAAGGATTGGTAAAGAAACAAACTGTAGAATGACACTGACAGGAATACAAAAAAGGAGAAAGAAAATGAGAAAGAAACCGGAAAAACCAACAGTTGTGAAGAGCGTATATAAAACCGCCGCCTACCTCCGTCTGTCAAAAGGAGACGGGGATGTGGACGGCATAGAGAAATCAGAGAGTAACAGTATCTCCAACCAGAGACTGATCATCGACAGGTTTCTGGAGGAACATCCGGAAATGGAGCTTGTGGATACATATATTGACGACGGCTACACCGGCACCAACTTCAAGCGGCCTGAGTTGAAGCGGCTGATGTATGACGTGGACGAGGGAAGGATCGACTGTATTGTCTGCAAGGATCTGTCCCGCTGGGGCAGGGAGAGAATCGAGACCGGAACCTATCTTTCCAGAATATTCAAGGAAAAGGGAGTGCGGTTCGTCGCGATCAATGACCACTATGATTCTCTGACAGCAACAGGCAGTGACGACCATCTGATTATGCCGATCAAGGCTCTGACAAACGATACCTTCAGCAGGGATATTTCCATGAAGGTGCGGTCCAGCCAGAGTGTGAAAAGGGAAAATGGAGAATATATTGCACCGTTTGCACCATATGGATATAAAAAAGATCCGGAGAATAAAAACCATTTGATTGTTGATGAGCCGGCGGCACAGACAGTCCGCAGGATCTTTGCCAGAAAGATTGAGGGAGTGAGCGCCAACGCCATCGCCGGGGAACTGACAGAAGAAGGGATTCTGCCGCCGGCGGCCTATAAGCGCAGGAACGGCCAGAAATGCGGAGGTTTCGGAAAAACGAGAGGAACCAGGTGGAACGCTTCTCAGGTTCTGCACATCCTGCGAAGTGAAATCTATATCGGCAACATGGTTCAGGGAAAGACTTCAAAAGTCAGCTACAAGGTAAACCGTATCATCAACAAGCCAAAAGAGGATTGGGATATTGTGGAGGGAACCCATGAGGCAATTATCAGCAGGAACGATTTCCTGATTGTACAGTCCCTGTTAAACAGAGACACCATCAGCAGTCCGAATAAAACAGAAAGCTACCTGTTCTCCGGGCTCCTCTTCTGCGGAGACTGCGGGAGTGCGATGAACCGCAGAACCAGCACATGGAAAGAAAAGCAAACGGTCTACTATATCTGTTCAACCTATAACAACAAAAGCCGTGGCAGTCCGGGATGCACACGCCACAGTATTCGTGAATCGGATCTGATACAGATTGTCCGGGAGAGTCTGAACCGAATGATTCGGAAGATGTGCAGGTTCGATGACCTGGCAAATAGACTGGAAGACATGCAGATCAGTATGGAGGACGCATTCGCCAGGGATCAGGAAATACAACGGTTACAGCAGGATCTGGAGAAATGCAGGGTATTGAAATCTTCTCTATATCAGGATCTGAAAGAAGGGTTGATCAGTGGACAGCAGTTTTACAGCTATCGGGAACAGTATTCAGAACGTGAGCGCAGGTATCAGGAAGCTATCCTTCGACAAAAAGATCTGATCCGGAGGATCTATGAAAACGGTATTGTTGCAGGGGATTTCTTGAATCGATTCAGAGAACACCCGCAGATTAAGGAACTGAATCACCGTCTGCTTGTCAGCCTGATTGACCGAATCTTGATCTATGAGGATAAGACTGTGGATATTGTTTATCGTTACACGGACGAGATGCAGAAATGTGCCTCCATTCTGAATAATGCATCGTGAAACAGTGAAGGCATGACAGTGAAAAGAAAGGAGGAACGATGGCAAGGACGAAAAGACGGTTTAACGCCGTCAAAGACAAAAAAACGGAAGCAGACCGGGAAACTGCTTCTACCGGAGTATGGAGGACAGGGCTTTATGCGAGGCTTTCTGTCGAGGATGCAAGCGGCAGGAATGATTCTATTGAGAACCAGCTGCACATCCTGCGAGGTTATTTTCAGGACAAACCGGATTTCCAGATTGTACAGGAGTATGTAGATAAGGGCTTCTCCGGTACCAATTTCCACAGGCCTGCTTTCGAGCAGATGATGGAGGATATATGCGCCGGGAAGGTGAACTGCCTTGCGACCAAGGACTTATCGCGTCTGGGAAGGGATTATCTGGAGACAAGCAACTACGTAGAGACTATTTTCCCTTTCCTTGGCGTCCGTTATATTTCCGTCAATGACCATTTTGATACAAACGAGGAGCGTAACGGGAATAAGGAGATGGAGGTTGCCCTCAAGAATCTTGTCAATGACATGTATGCACGGGATATATCAAAGCGGCTCTCTGTGGCTAAAAAGCAGGAACGGCTTCGCGGCAGATTTTCCGGATCCAATGCTCCTTATGGATACAAGATAGACTTTAACCATCCGCTCCGCCAGCTGATCGTGGACGAACCGACGGCAGAGGTTGTGCGGTCCATCTATGAAATGGCTCTGGAAGGAATTCCGCTGCGAGAAATCTCCCGGAAGCTGCAGGAACGTCGGCTCCGTATCCCGGGAAGCTATCTGAAGACCGGCGAGCTTGTTCTCAGGGAGGAAGAAGAAACACAGAAATGGAATATCGGCACCATCTCCAATATTCTTTCCAGCCAGATGTATATCGGCAATCTGGTTCAGGGCAAGAGAAAGACACGCCTGTATAAGGGGGAAAAAGAGCATTTCACATCGAAAGAGGAGTGGATCATCACAGAGAACACTCACGAGCCGATTGTCAGCCGGGAAACCTATTTTGAAGTCAGGAAAATGCTGGAGAAGAAAGTTGAAAACAGCGACTTCACGCGTGATAAAACGGCAGAGTTTCCAATCAAACCAGATAAGTACGCAGGACTTTTGTACTGCGGTATCTGCGGGAAACGAATGTCCTACTGGTCCGTTGTGAAAGGGTCCGTCCAGCAGAAAAGGATCTACTACTATCATTGCCGGGATAACTATACTTTGGGAAAAGAAGGAAACTGCAGAACATCGATCAGTGAAACCATGCTGGACAGTCTGGTCAAACAATTGTTGGGAGACCTTCTGCGGAGTTTTTCGGGAGAAACAGGACAAGTGGTCAAAATCAGTGAGAGTCAGCTGCAGGCTGCCCTGAAAAAGAAAGAGCGCGAAATCCGCAAATTAAAAAACCATTTCGAAAATCAGGAAGCAGAATCCCGTATGGACTATGAGTCCTATGTCCTGGGAGAGCTGTCCAGAGAAGACTATCAAAAGAGACGGCATGAGGCTGAGTTGGAACAGGAAAGGCATGCGGAAAGAATCCGGATACTGGAGAACAGGCGCAATCAGTTTGCCACAGAGATCAGAAGAAAAGAAGAATGGCTGCTTGCCCTCTCCGGAGCATCCGACGGCACTCCGGATCGGGATCTTTTGCAACTGCTGATTACAAGAATCGAAATTTATCCCGGCCATAGACTGGAGATTACATACCCGTTTTCTGAAACGGAAGTTTTTCCGGACAGGAAGAAAGAAGGTGGGAAATGACAGAGAGAATTGCAATCTATCTGAGGCTGTCAAAGGAGGACGACCTTGTTCGTGATGAGAGCAACAGTATCTCCAATCAGAGGGATCTCATCATGCGCTATATCCGCAGAGACAGAAAACTCCGCAATCAGGAGATAGTCGAATGCATTGACGACGGGTATTCGGGAAAAAACATGAACCGTCCGGGAATGGAAAAGCTGCTTGATTTGATCCGGAACCGGCTGATAAACACCCTGATTGTCAAAGATCTATCCCGATTCTCCCGTGATTATCTGGTCCTGGGGAAGTACACCGAACAGATTCTGCCCTTCATGGGAATCCGCTTCATAGCCATCAATGACAGCTATGACAGTTCACAGTGTGAGGGCGGCATCGGTGAGATCGACGTGGCATTCAAAGCCATGCTTTATGATTTTTACAGTGAAGATTTGTCTCAGAAGGTCAAGACATCTCTCCGTGCCGGAAAGGAACAGGGCTATTTCATGAATGTCTATGCTCCCTATGGTTACCGAAAGGATCCTGATGACCACCACAGGCTTTTGATTGAACCGGAAGGCGCGGAAGTCATCCGCCGGATTTTCCGCGAATTCATTGACGGAAAAAGCAAGTATCAGATTGCGAAAGAACTCAACGAGGAGAAAGTGGATACTCCTGCAGCTTATGTTCAGAAAAGGGACGGGAAACAATATGTATTCTGGGATCAGAAAGAAGGGAGTAAGTGGACCGGAAACACAGTCGGCAGGATCCTGAGAAATGAAGTCTATGTCGGGACAGCTGTGTATAACAAAGCGCATTCGCAGGAAGTCGGATCTCACCGCACTGTTGCCAATCCCGCTGAGGAATGGGAACGCGTGGAGAGAGTCTTTCCCGCTATTATTACAGAAGAGGAATTTGAGAATGCTGCATCCAGACTTGAAAGCGCACGCAGAGAATGGCCGGATAAAGATCCTGCCGCCAGACATTTTCTAACAGGAAAAGTGATCTGCGGGGGATGCGGGCATGCCATGAGTCATTCCAACGGATACCAGTATCAATTACCTTTTTATTCCTGCAGGCATAGATTCTATCTTACGGACAGAGACCAGTGTGTCAAATCTATCCTGGACAAGGACCTGGAGAAGATACTTAAAAGGCTGATTTATGGGAAGATCCGATCTCTACCGGATATTGAATCCATACGGAGAGAGAAAAACGAGCGGATGAAGAAACGAATTCACGATGCAGGAGAGCGGCTTGTGCAGATGCAGAGATCCAGAGAGAAGATAAACAGAGATCTCTTCCAGGCTTATGAAAGTTTCAAGGAAGGATTGACCGGAAAGGAAACCT